GTCCTGCAGGCCCAGCTGATCCAGAATGCCAATGGCGTCCTGACCCGATTTCGACACGTCGCCCAGACCCTTCACGAAGGCGGAGAAGGCTTCGACGGAGTTCTGCCCGTAGAGCTGCTGAAACTGCTCGTTCGTCATACCAGCCGTGCGGGCGATGAGGTTCAGGCTCTCCCCGCCCTTCTTAGCTGCAGACTCCAGCTGCTGGAACACCTTGCCCGTGACGGTGCCGGCGTTCTCGGCCTGCACGCCGACCGACGCGTACGCGGCAGCGATGGCGGCAGCCTGATCAGACGTGACTTTGAAGATGGTCGTCGCCCGCGACACCTCCGTGGCGGTGTGCGCGATCTCACCCTCCGTCGCCGCGAAGCTGTCACCAAGCTGGGCGATGACACTGGCGAGGGTCTTGACGTTGCCCATGCTCTCGCCGGTCACGTTCAGGATTCGGGCCAGGGCCGTCGCCGCCTCTTCGCCCTTGAAGTCAGACGTCGAAGCGTTGAGCTTAGCGATGGTCTCGGAGAACGCCAGGAGGTTGTCGTTGCCCGACACACCCAACTGGGCGGCGGACGCGGCGAAGTTCATCAGGTCCTTCGCGGCGACGGGCACCCGCTGGCTCAGCGAGATCATGTCGTCTTCGAGGGACTTGAGTGCGTCACCGTTCAGGTTCGCCGTCTTGGCGACCGAGATGCTCGCCGTCTCAAACTCAGCAAGGGTCTTGATGATGCTGCCGACACCCAGCGAGATGCCCGCCGCAGCGAACACCGACCGCATGGTCTGACCTAGGGAGTAGGCGTTCCGACCGACCCCGTCGAGGGCCGTGCCGGTCTGCTTGGCGTCGCCCTGGATCTGGCGGGAGTACTGCCGGAACTGGTTCGCTCCGACGGCAGCTCCGGCTGCGTTAATTACCAGATTTAGGGTTGCCATCTTTCACCTTCATTTTGTCCCGTGCCCATTCGATCCAGGCACAGTCAACTTGGGCGATCAACCAGTACCACTCACGCCAGTGCCTGCGGGGCACTCGGTTCAGCCTGAACCACGCGAGTATGTCACTGCGTGGAATAGGGCACGGCCCGAAACCGACGGGACGTGCCCTATGGAGATCGTTGAACGCCTCCCATACGTCCAGTAGGTGGTCGTACACAATCGGGCGGCTGTCCCAGGACGGGGTCGATTTGCCTTTCCGTTCTCTTCGCTTGAACACCTTGATCGCGTCCTCGTCCCATTGGAGCGACCAGCGGAGAACGGCAATCAGTTTCCCGCGTTGTCGGCCTTCTGCTCGGCCTGGTACAGCGAGATGTCCTGGGAGTAGCCCATGCACAGGACGTAGAAGTCATGAGACTCGTCGAACATCTGCCGGCATCGCTCGGACGTGAACGGGATGGGTTGGCCGTTCTCGTCTTCGAGATTCTCCCAACCGAGCACGACGTGCTTGGCGGCGGCGTCCTTGTTAATCCGCTCCACCTCGTCGGTGTCGATGCGCCCGAACTTCGCGTTCGTGATGAGGGACTTGTTGTTCTCCTTCACGTAAGCGTTGTACTTCTCATTGCCCTGACGGGCGATGAGCAGACGCAGCTCGGGACTGTTGGGGGTGTCGCGGAGTCCGGTATCGACCCAGACTCCGGACACTTCCTTGGACTTATCGGTCTTCAGCTTCGAGAACTTCATTTCGCTTCTCCTTCAAAGTTAAGCAGCGGGGAACCGGGCGATGCGGAACGTGATCTCTTCGTCGGCGTTCATCTTCGCCCGCCAGGTCATGGTGGACATGACGTCGGTGTTGATGCCGGTCGCGTTCGCGGCACCGGTCGCGAACTTGATCGACGGAATATCAATGACGTACGAATTGCCGGCGGAGTCGGTGATGGCGGCGGCGAAGCCGGTTTCCTCGAAGTCCCTGAAGTAGTCGAGCAGGGTCTGGTCCGAGAAGTAGGCCTGGAGTGAGCCGGTCAGGTTAATCGACCCCATGCCGACGCCGAACGCACCGAGCGTGCCGACCTTGCGGCGGGGACGCAGGTTGTTGTTCAGGGCCATCGAGAAGTTATTCACTTCGTCGAGCAGGTCGATGCCGTCACTCTGTCCGAGATACACGACCTGGATGTCGTCGACACCGGCCATGACCTCGTTGGTCGGGGCGTCGGTGATGGCGGACGACGCCGTGGCCGTCAGCTTCACTTCCCGCTTGCCCACGAACCCGAACGAACCCGTGATGATCTGGTCGACGGGGAAGTTGAGGTTCATCGCATTGACGATGAGCCCCTCGTACGAGTTGAAGATGTTCGACAGGTCGGAGAACTTCTTCTCGACGTAGATCGACTTCTGCGTGATGCCGTTCGTGATCTGCGCACCCATCACGATCGTGATAGACGGCGACGCGGCGGCGGTCGTCAGCGAGCCCGAACCTTTCACGACCAGTTTGCCGGCGGCTGCGGTGAGGACCTTGAAGAACCCGTTGTTCGCCGCTGCGGCGAACCCGCTGACCTTGATCCACTGGCCCGCCACGATCGACCCGAACCCGTTGCCGGAGTCATTGAACGAGTTGTCGACCGAGCTGGCGGAGATGGTCGTGGCAGTCACCGTGACCGGCGTGCTCCAACCCGCCGACCGTGCGGCGTACTGGAGCAGGTCGTCGTACGCTCCGTACGACAGCTCCAGGTTGAATCCGCCCATGGCGGAGATGTTCGTGCGGACGATGTCCGATACCTGGGCGTCGTCGCGGATTTCCGCGGAGTCCTGGGTTTCCTGCTCCTGGTGGAGATCCTCGCCGGTCCAGCGGAGGGCTTTGTGGGTCGTGCTGTCCTTGGCGCCAGCGAAAGAAGCTTCGCCGATGTACGTCAGTCCGACGCGATTTGCATCACTCATTAGTCATTCTCCAGTTCATCGAAGTAGAACGGACACGACACATTTGTCTGCCACCACTGCTCGTCGCGTCCAACTGTTCCGAGCGATGGAGTCCTCCAAGTGATACCAGAGACCTTGGTCTTACGGAAGTTCTGTTTGATCACGTCAGCGAGCTTAATCGCGTCGCCGTCACCCAAACCGATCGGGCTGAAGATCTGAATGATCATCATCCCGACATGCCGGTCGCGGGTGTTCGTACCCATGTCCGCCTGGAACGACTCACCCCAGACCACCGTGAATCGGGCCCACATCTTGTCGTTGCGGGGCTGGGGTGCAGAAACCGGTGCGTTCGGGTACTCCACGAAGAGGCTCTGTGGGCTCTCCACCTTGCGGTGGAAACGCTCACGGATCTGTCGGGCTGCCTCTTCGTGGTTCATGAGAGTCCGTACTTGATCGCCAATTCTTCTACGGTCAACCGCACCATTCCGTTCGGTGCCTGGGCCGACCAGCCGTCCTCCAACCTCTCGATGTACGGCACATTGTTCGAGAAGTGAATGTTCTGGTAAGCCTTGAGCTGGTTAATCACCCGCCAGGCTTTTGCTATCGTCTCCGCACCACTCGGGTCGACGTGCGTCTTACTGAACGCCCGCGTCGTATACGTCGTGCGGGTCGCGATCCAGCCCGCACGGGCGTGCCCGCTCTTCACGGGCGTTCGAGCCACGATCTTCTGGATCGCTTCGTACGAAATCATCTTCGCCTGCTTGAGTGCTTCGCGGGGAACGAGGTTCTCCGTGAAGTCCTCCAGCTGGGAGTTGAAGTCGTCGACTGCGTCCTGGATCGAATTCATGACCGTAGTTGTAACACATACGCGACCACCAGGTCGCCCGTACAGATTTCAGCCACACCCACGACCGTCCAGCGAGTCCCAGTCTCTACGATCATCGTGCGTCCCGCCACGGGCGTGAACCCCAGTGAAGACTTTTGCACGACCGTCTGCTGGTCACCTATTTCCACCATCACACCCGGCAGCGGGGCACGACGCCACGGCGACGGGGGAGTGATCTTCGCGGTCGCCGTGATCGGGGCCGCGACGGTCGTCGTACCGGTCGCCCGGTCGTACTGGTGTAACGCCGGATGCACGAACGTGGAAGTCCTGCCGAACTTGGCCAGGATCTTCGTCAGCACACCCGGGATCTTTTCGTCCAGAGTCGTCATCCTCGCTCCACGGTTGCGGTCTTGAGGAACTCACGAAGCAGAACGTCGATCTTGCGCAGCCTCGCGATCTGACTCTTACCACCCACGTACGTGACCGACTGAGATACCGCTCCGTTGCCGACGGACACTGACTCGCTGGCGATCTCGCCGGGTTCGTCGATGTCCGGCATCAGCTCGTCCTCGGCACGCAGAGCTGCTTCGATCTGGGCGTGCTTGACTCTCAGCGGGATGGAGTCCGACGCGAGAGGGAATCCGTCCGAGTCGGCCATCCACGAACGGGGCCAGGACAGTGCCTGGCTTTGGTTCGTGCGGTAGTTGGCCCAGCGACCCTGGTATTGGTTCTCCAGGTACTGCGTGCCGCGAACCAGCCTGCGTGCCTTCTCGTCTGAGGTCAGGGCAGCCCATGCGGCAGCGTCCGCGTCGCTGGTGTAGACCTCGACGTACGCGTCGGCGGTCTCCACGCTCACGAAGCTGTTCGCGGCCGACTGGCCCGACCCGTCTTCAATGACCAGCGTTACAGGCATCGCATACTCCTGCGGTAGTGGCCGGGTGGGCGAAGCGAAACCCACCCGGCCGACGCCACCGCTGCGCCGTTACTCCGTGTCGGTCTCCACCGAGCCACCGTCGACCGGACCGGACGGTTCCTCGACCGACACCTTCATGTTGGTGTCGATGACCTGCGTCTCGGTCGGCATGGGCAGCTCGCGCAGCTTCTTGTAGCCGCGAGCCTCCCAGAACGCACGGTCCTGCGGGTTGTCGTTGACGACGATCTTGCCAGCCTTGCCCTGCATCTCGCAGGTGCGGACGAGCTTGACGCTGTCCATGCTGATCTTGCGCTTCTGGATCTTGCGATCCAACACCGGTTCGCTCATGGTCTTTCTCCAACTGGGGTGACGTCTTACCCGCACTCGCGAACAGCTCGGGAGTGCGGGTAAGACGGGTGCCGGAAGTTCCTAGAACCGGCACCCGCCCGGGAAGGAGAGTGTTACCCGGCGATGCGCACGGCCAGCTCGGGGCGGACGAGCTTGGCACCGTAGAGGATGTCGAACTCCCACATCGTCTGCTTGTACTGCCGGATCTTCTCCAGGCGCAGCACGAGCAGGGTCTGGGGGTCCTGGATCGTCAGGACGTTGGCGTCGCCCTCGTCCTGGAGCGTGCGGGTCGCGAAGGCGAACGCGTCGCGGTGGAACATCAGGTTCACCACGTGGCTGGCCTTCAGCGTCACGGCACCGTTGTCCGCAACCGCCGCCTGGAGGGGCGGGTAGATCGTGAAGCTGCCGCCGCTGAGGGCTTCCGTGACCGCGTAGGTTTGGGTGTGGCCTGCGAAGGTGACGACGTCGCCTTCGAGGATCGTGCCGGTGCCGGTGTCGACGGCGATGGTGTCGTCACCGGCGGAGTGCGCACCGACCACGAGGAAGCCCGCACCCGTGCCCGCCGTGTGGGTCGGCACGTCGTTGTCGGCATACCAGTCGGCACCGAACTTGCGGCCCATCTCGCCCTGGATCTTGACGGTGTTCTCGCCCGCCTTGTCGGCGTCGGAGAACTGCGCCAGCTCCAGGAACTGGGCTTCGGCGTCGAAGTCCAGCATGCCGCGGCGGTTGTCGCCGGGGCACTTCTGCTGGTTGAGCTTCTTGCGGCCCTGCGTCGCACCCTGCACGGTGGTCGCGAACGGCGTGGTGCCGGCGGTGCCGGTGTAGCCGAACACGCCCTTGTACTGGGCGAACACGTGCTGGTTGGCGTCGACCGCCAGGGCACGGACGGCCTCGTCGACTGCCATGGGAATGAAGTGCTGGTTGCCGTCGATCTCGCCCAGTTCCTTGTCGGTCAGGTGGAACGGGTCGTTCTTACGCCACTTGTCCAGAGGCACCTGGACGACGTCGTAGTTCTTGTTGCCGGGGACCGGCAGCACGTTGGAGGGGGTGACGTCCGAAACCGTGGTCGACGTCGGCACGGGCACGTCGATCGTCTGACCCTTGCGGGCCGCGTCGGCGGAATAATCGCCGTTGACGAGCCGGATCATGGACGCCTTCTCGCGCAGGACCTTGAGGCCACGGGCGAGGATCTTCGGCATGATGTTGGTGTTGGTGTTAGCCATGTTGCGTATACCCTGAAATCAAAAGACTGAAACTTGAAAATCACAGTTTCAGCAGGGCATCACGCACACTGCCGGCTTCACGCCATTCACTATCCGTCCAGGTGCCAACCAGCGAGTGAGGTTGCAACTCGCTGGTTGGCGACCCGTCCTGAACGCCTACGAATTCATGTCCACGACGACCTTGCCGGAGGCGATGTCGTCGAGGTTGGCACCGAGCACCTTCGCGTCGCGGGTCTTGAGGACGCGGGAGTTGCCACTCTGTTGCTGCTGGGTGCCCTTGGCTCCATTCGAAGCACCGGAACCCTGCGTGCCGCTGGCCTTGAACGCCGAAGCGAAGTCGTCGCTCGACTTGAACTTCTGGATCAGCTGCTTGATGGACATGGGGTTGCCCGCCCCGTCGCCCACAGCCGGATCACCGTTCTCGTTGATCACTTCGACCAGGTACGGGCTGTCCACGTTCTCGGTCTCACGCATCCGAATGCTCGCTTCCACATGAGGCAGAAGCAACTTCACGTTGCCGCCTTCCTCCTGGATGGCCGTCACGGCCGCGTTGGTCACGAGCGTCTTCTTCAGCTGGGCCTGCGCACGCGTCAGCTTTTGCTGGATGGCCTCTTTCTCCTGCTTGTTGGCGGTGGCCAGTTCGTTCTTGAGCAGCTCGATGCGCTTCTCGACTTCCTGCTCAGGCTTCCAACTCTTCATCTCTTCGAGCTTGGTGAGAGCCTGGCGGGCCTTTTCGGGGTCGAGATCCTTGAACTTGGCGATGGTCGCCTGGGCCGTCTGGTTGTTGGCCCGCTCACGCTCAAGGGCACTGCGCAGCTTGGCGACGGGGGCAAGCTCCAGCTCGCCGTTGTCACCGTCCGCCACCTTCTCCACGTCGAGGATGTACTTCCCGTCTTCACGCTGCTTGTACTCGGCAGCCACGACAGGGTTCACACCCTCAATTGAATCCAAAATTGCTTTCAAGGCCACGGTTCGCTCCAATCGTCTGGGGGTAGTATAAAAGTCGAAAGTAACAAGTAAAGGGAAATTTTACCTCGGTTTTCCCGGGCAAAACCGACCTTTTCTAAAAATCTAGGGTCAGCCCTTCCCGCCTCGCTAGCTCCTTCAGGGTCAGCAACCTCCCACGGTTATTGGTGAAGGAATCTATGGAGACTTGGCCCGACCGCAGCAGGGCAGCACGCTTCGGGCCCAGGGCTTTGTCTTGAATCTCAGCCTTCTGCCGCATGAGCCACTCGTTGTAGGTCACGCGGTCAGCGGGCGTACCAGTGAATTGCGATTTCACCTCCTTTGTAGGATTCTTGATGCCGAGTTCCTCCCACGACCGCAGGACGGGCACGACCGTCGTGCGGCAGTTGAAGTGGAACGGCGGACGGGGTCCCTTGCCAACGGGATACACTCTGCCGTCGTACGAACGGCAGATGGGTGTGGTGCGACTGTCTAGCACGGCCGTCAGCTGAACCGCCTTGACCAAGTGCGGGTTCTCTTCAAAGAATGCCTCGCTGGCCTGGTTAATGACCTGGGCTTCAGCGGACCGCACGGTCGCCTCGATCTGGCTGCGGGTCTTCTTGAACAGTCCGTCGGAGAACTTGTTAACGCGAGTGCCCCGCACAGAAGTAGTAAGCTCAGAAACACTTTTGCCATCCCACCTCCTGATCTGCTTCATGATGCGGGACGTCGTGTCCCGCCCGATCGAATTAAACAGGTTCGTGAGCGTCCGGTCCTGCACCTTCATCCGCTCGGTGAACTTGCTAATGGTCTTGAGCGTGGGTTTGCGCAGCTTCACGCCCGGCGGTAGGATACCTTTGAACGCTTTGGCCTGCCAAGCCAGCTCATGCTTCAGGGTGTCCTGGAGGGATTTCAGGAGCTCCTTCTTGGCGGCATTAAGCCCGGCCTTCACTTCGTACTTCACGCTGTCCCGCATGAAGTGGTACCGTGCGCGGTTGAGGTTAGGCAACCGCCGCTGGATGTCACCCATGATACGCGTCACTCGCGTGTTGAATTCACGAGTGACGCGCACTGCGGACGACGTTTTGATCGCCTCCATGTCGTGGGCGTGATCCACGATCGTGTCCAGGATGTCGGTGTTGATGTTAGGCATCGAGAGGAACCAACATAATACTCTTGCCGGCCAGTTCGTGGGTCGAATCAGTGAAGAAGAAAATACGCCCGTCCCTGACTTTACTGTGGCACACGTACTGGCGGCTGGAGATCACGACCTTCGTGGGCTTGTCGAACGTCGGGAATTCCTCGTCGCCGTTGAACCCCGAGTCAAACCGATGCCCGAACTTACACGCCGGGCATTCCACGACCCAGCCCAGGCTTGCGCCCGTTTCTTCTCTTGTTGCCTCCCATGTTCGGCGGGTCTTGGTCGTCTTCATCTTCGTCGCCTCCAGTGAGCTCCGGGCCTTCGTCGGCCAGGTTCTCGGTGATTTTCTCGCTCGTGACCGTGTCCGACAGCACACCGCGTCGGCGGGATTCGGCGACGAACGTCTCGTGATCCAGTTCGCCCTGGGCCCGTGCCTTGAGCAGCCAGTCCAGGTCCGACGTGGCTCGGTTCGCCACGGCGAAGTCGCTGAAGATGTCCAGCGAGAAGTCTTTGGGTAGATCCTGGTCGAACCACCGCATTGTGATGCGGTATGCCTCGGTGAGTGCCGCCTCCGTGCGACGGATCCAACTCTGGATCGAGTTCTGTGAGCGTGCGGCCTCGTCGATCAGCTTACCCGTGGCCGTGGCGTCGCCACCACCCTCAATGAGTGGCTGAGAGCCCAGGGATTCCATCTGCTTTTCGAGCTTGTCCAGGTCATCGAACCCGGCTTTGATACTTTCGCCGGAGTATCCGACGTATTTCAAATCGGCCGATTCGTTCGTGGAGCCGACGAAACTGTTCGGTCCGATCACGATGCCGCGTTCGATCTCTTCGTTGGAGAAACCCTTGCCGAACAGCAGTCCGATGCGTGCGAACCGCAGGATGTTCCGCTGGTCCGAGCTGCTCTGCCAGTGGGCAATGTTCATCCACGCCAGAGGTTCCAACGGGAGCTTACACACCCTGAACCCGAGCTTCTTGCCGAGCATGAGGGTCGTAAACGGCACACCGTCCGGGTAGGTGTGGGTGCCGTTGTCAGCCTCCGACCAGGTTTTCTTTTCCGGGTCCTGCCTCCAGAGCTGCCACGTGCCGTCGGCCTTGTACGTGCGGATGTACTCCACCTCCTGGTCGCCGAAGTCGCCTTTAGACTCGATGCGGCACTCCCGCATGCGAATCTCTTTGACCACCTCTTCGCCGTTGGATCCGATTTCAGAAATGACCGACGGCACGTCGCGACTCGGGAGCAGAATCCAGATGGGTCGCGCACCACGGGCACGCTCTTCCGCCAGGGTGCTCGACGGTGGCACGTTCGGGTAGTCGACCAGGATGTCACACATGCCGTACGCAATGGCCTCGTACAGGAACATCTTGGCGAACGACGTCAGGTCGGTCCCGCACAGGTCAACGTTCTTGTCGAAATCCTCCATCGGACCGCCGGGCGGGTTGACCACCGTGATGGGTTTGATGAAGGGTTTACCGGAGTGCTTGTCGACCGTGTCGGCGTACGCTTCGTACAGGAAACTACGGTTGAGACGATTGCGCCAGGCGGGGTCTTCCTCCTTGGGTTCCTGGGGCAACCAGCGGGAACCCGCCTCCCGCATCGCTGCAGTACCACCGAGAAGGTCGGCCGCGAGAGTCCAGCGAGTGGACATCTTCTTGAACGTGACGCTCTCGGTCGCGATGTTGTCCTCGCCAGTGGCGAGCGACGGCTTGGTGGTCATCCCACCGGCGGTCTGATTGTATTTATTTGCCATTGTTCATCTCCTGGGCGTTCACCTTGACCGCCAAATCCATCGCCTTGTTCTTCCACATTTCGGCTTCGCGTTTTGCTTCGTCCAGTCGGAGCGTCGCGACCTGGAGCTGCTGGGCGCATTTGTGTTTCAGCTCACGCTCGGTCTGCCGTTCGTTCTCCAGACTCTCGATCTTTTGGTCCTGCTGGATCGACCATTGCTCCAGCCTGCCGACCTGTTTGAACATGTCCTGCCGGAACTGGTCGTTCGCGGCAGTTATTTTCGCCAGGTCGTCCGAGAACGACCTACGGCGGTTAGTCAACCACGCGGTCAAATGCCCGACAATGCCAGACATAGCAGCCACTCCGGTCAAAACCAGCCCCAGCCACCAAGGAGAACCGATCGGCGTCACAGGTTGCGTCGTGCTCTGGGCCCAGAGGAGACTCCCAGAAACTGTCGACAGCAGGCCGAACACCGCCATACCGACTTGTTGCATACCACCCTCACGTCAAAATGAACCAGGTGTCGAGGGACGAATCGTACACAAATCGCTTCGTCTCTCCCTGCGACAACGACGTAGACTCGACAGCTCCGTCGTTGAACGTTGTGGGGGAGTACACGGTAGTGGCGTCCGGACCACCCGTCACCATGACCTCCACTTGGTGTCCGTTCGGGACACCAAGTGGGAGAGTCATGACGGACGTCATGGTCAGGATGTACAAATCGACGCTCGCAGTGGCGACGAACGGATCGAGGGAGGACACGACCTGGTGCCGGCGTTTCTGCGTGCCGGACACTCCCTGCGGTCCGACCGACTGGAGGTTGACCCGCTGGACGATGGGACGAACGACAATAATGCTCATCGAGTCACCTCAGGGGTAATGACCGCAGTGCCTTCCAGCAGACGCGTGACGATGTTGCCGGGAGAAACCAGCTCGACGTCCCAGACCGCCGACGTCGTGGGGTCGAGCAGTTCGGTCGCCGCGTTCTTGAACCAGATCGTGAACTCGCCGTCGTCGCCGATCGCGACCTGTCCGTCGTCGCTTTCCTCTTCGGTGATGGACAGCAGAGTGGTCTCCGCCTCCATGCTGGCCCGAACCTGGCAGCGGGCGGTGTATCCCGTCAGGTCGATCGGAGTTTCCGAGTCGTCCTGCCAGGTCACACCCAACTGAAAGTCTGCACCCTGTTTGATCTCGATGTCCATAGCACCTACTCCGTTACGGGCGGCTGCTGATCCAGACCGCCGACAGCTCGGTCTTTGTCCTTGTCCTGGTCGTCGCGGAACAGGTTGTTCGCCGCGAGATCAATACGCGAGTTGATAGTCGTCCACTCCTCCGGCGTGATATCCCGCCCACGCCGAACCGCGACCGCCGCGATGTCCGTCAGGGATTTCGCCAGGCTGAGTGCCAGTAGTACCTTGTCCATGTAACAGTCCTCCAGGGAGGTAGGTCTGGGGCTGGATGTTGTCGATCCAACTTTGGATGAAATCCCGAGCCCGGATGAATCGTTGTTCGGCACTCTCCGCCGCAGGCTGATTGCCGCTGCGGGAGCTGCGTTCCCATTCGTCGAGAGCGGTCTTGGCGATGACGTG